TGCTTCCATTCCTACTTGGACTTCTGGAAAGATTCGCACATTTTGACTGTACCGCCAAGTATTTAATTTAAGTACTTGGCGGTAACGGCATGCCGTTAACACGAACATCAATGCCGCTTGCAGAGCTCCTTATCGATATCCCTTGACGGAATAAAGAAGTCAAAGGGCGTCTCGTAGGTGAGCTGCGGCTGGTGAGGAAGAGGGGTCCACCGATTCCACCCTGTGGCACGAAGAGTGCACGGAGGATTGTGTAGGCGATTGAAGACCATCGGGAACGACTCGTCGGGCGCCGACGTATAATGTTTCTGGTTCATCTTGTTCGTCTCGGGATTGTAGAGCGCCGTGTCGCACTTTACGCGACTACTGAACCGATTAATCCCTTTCAGATCGGACTCCACGTCGGTTTTCCACTGGCCTTCGGGCCAGCTATTGCCGCTGTGCTGGAGGCGCACAGTGACGTCTACAGGGAACGTGGTGGGACAATTCGCATCCGGAGGGTTCAGATAGTACTTCATCGCGTAACTCGTGATGCGCATATCGTCCTCCTGATGAAAATCGTCGAACTTGGGGCGGGTGAGCGCCTGTTGCTTTACTGTTAGACTCATCTTTCCTTCTTCTATGTGATTTTTTTAGAGGGTCAATACTTCTCAGGGCGGACACAGACTTCATTACGGAACGGCTTCGGGCCAACCACGGACGGATAGGCCCAGAACTGCGCGCCCGCAAGAGGAGTCGCCTTCGTCTCGATCACGACATCCTGTTTCGGATTTCTACGAACAATGAGAGAGCCGGTGTTCGGAAGATGTTTTCTCGCCGCTGAATCGGTGTTCGGGCGGGTCGTTCCGCGGAGATCCGATTCAATGTCGGCCATGGACGACCAGGCAGTGTAATGATTCCCCCCGTGAAGACCGACTTGTACTTCATTTCCGCCTACAAGGCCGAGCATGTGTCTTGTGGGCTTCGGATGTATGAACTCGGTGGCGAGACGTTCGAAGGCCTGGGGATTCTCGTAACTCTCGCGATGAATTGCGGCCTTGTTTACGGAATCATAGGCTTCTGTTAGGGATGTCAACATTCTACCCTATGGCCTTTTTTAAAAAAGGACTTTTTAGAAAAAAGTCCCCAAAAACGAAGGACTTTTCAAACGGTCAAAAAGTGCCTAGAAAGTTCAAAGTCCCCAAACACTGCTTAGTTTTTGGGGACTTTTTCTAAAAAGTCCGGGCAGGCTGCCCCCCCTTTTTGGGGACTTTTTCTAAAAAGTCCGGGCAGGCTGTCCCCCCCTTTTTGGGGACTTTTTTCTAAAAAGTCCGGGCAGGCTGTCCCCCCCTTTTTGGGGACTTTTTTCTAAAAAGTCCATTAATATTTTACATCTCGGAGGGGGTGCGGGGGACAGGCTGTCCCCCTAGCAATTCACATCCCGAATATATGCGCGGCTCGGCAGGCCCCCGCGCACCCAGCCGGGCGACGCATCCTCCGTAATCAAGTTATTCGGATTCTGGATATTCTCTTTCAGATTGGGAATCATCGGTGTAAACACACCGTCGAATTGCTGCTCCGTGATCGTCCCGCACTCCTTTCCTTGGCGCACCTGCTCACTATGCAGCAACAGACTCTCCACGTCCGCATTACCACGCCCACCGCCCATAAAGGGCACACCCAAGAAGGGCCGCGCCTGCGGCCGAATCAGGCACCGATTGTTCTTGAATTCGGGCTGGTTACGAAGAACGGAATCGGAATCAATCGCCGCATTGTTAAACCCGAATCCTTCCCGGGGATACATTAAATACTCCTGCACGGCCAGCGGATTCACACTGTTCGCGTCCGGAACGAGATTCCGTGTCACGTAGGACCCGGGACCTACAGACTGCTTGTAATACTGCTCCACACCGCACGTGTCATCCCTGGTCTTCGTTAAGCGATTGATCTCCATTTTCTTCCTGCCATACAGTTTGATATTTATTTCATCCAATAAAAGTAGATGAAAGAAAAACTCGTGGAAAAGTTCTGTCGCTGCATAAAAGCTGTTAAGCGGACAGTGAAGGCGCGTCGGGGATCTAGTAAAGAAGGTGCGGCCATCGCCATCTGCACGAAGTCCATGCTACAGCGGAAGGGTCGCACACTCAAGAAGGTCCGTTGCACGAAACGGAAGGGCGGGCCGCTTTTACAGACTCAAGCCGCCTAGACTCAAGCCGCCTAATTCCGCTGTAATGCCGCCGCCAGTAATTGCGGTGAATTCGCGCTATTGTCATTTAAGCTGTAGGGTGCAGGATAATTGTTCTTTGCAGCCGCCTCTTGCTCCCCAAGCAGTTTCTTCTTGTATATATCACGTAAGGGAGGTAGAGGGGCTCCTATATCACTTCCCTCGGTCGCAATCACGGTATCCTCATTCAGCCAAGGGAAAACACCACCATCTGTACCGGGCAGACACGCCTCGCCACCACCCTCCTTACATGTCTTACCAGGTATTCTGTATAGCCAGTTCTGGTAGGACTCCACGTCATTCGGAATGCTGGTAGAGGGCATCGTGACCCACTGACGTTGCCCCTGCGTTTTCCCAAAAACGTCTGTCGGGTCGGAGTGGAATTCCGTCTTGAAGAATTCATCTAAGGAAACACGAACGGTGGGATCTAAAACGGACGCCGCTGCCGGACGAGTCGGATTATACTTCATCTCATCTATCAGAACGTTCATGAACGGATTCTTGGCCGACGGCTGCGTCGTTTTCGCCTTACATTCGTAGGGCCGATTATTCGTACCAATACACTCTGTCGGGAGTGATTCTATGCCGGCATTATCCTTTCCTATGACGCCTACACTCGGCGTGAAATTCCCCGCTATTTTATCGTGGTGATTCGCGAACCCCTCTCCCCGTTTCGAGACGATTCTCGTAAGAATAAAAATGGATCGGACACTTATTAGTAGGGCTACCACAATCGAGATAAGAATGGGCGTTCTGGATTCCATTTTCCATGAAACGGCGTATCCGAGTGCGAGACAAACGACGAACACAAGTGCGATATGATTATAGCGATCACTTACGCAGAGTGTATACTCTGTAGGAAATAGGGGCGTTTGTATCAGAATTTTCGGACTTTCCCAAATATATGGATCACATAATACTTTACTCGGCATCTCTACCGGTCAGTACAGAAATTAAGCGCATCCAAATGCTCTTGATTTCAGCACTCATAACGGCAACTACCGGCATGTGCCAAAGTTAGGTACACCCCTAGGGTGTACCTAACTTAGCCTACATGCCTACAGTAGTGATGTAGGCACAATATAAGTACCCCCTAAAGGGGGTACTTAACTTCAGCACATCACGGTACCGCCAATCACTTCCTCGCGTTCTTCTTCGCCGCCAGCTTCTTACGAAGCCGCTCACGAACAAGAGAGAGTCTCACGTTATTATCGTCACCTTGGGCGCGAGCCATCTCCGTCTCCGTCATGTCACCCCCGAACATGGTCTTAAAGGAACTCATGAGCTCGACGAACGCCGGGTGCGACTGGAATTCCTGCATGAGTGACTCGGCCTCCGCCACGAGCTCCTGCGGCTTCAGCTCGCCACGCTGAACCTTCTCCTGCAGGCGCTTCGCAACACGGGTCATGGCCGCCTGAATCATCATCGGGTTACCCATGGAACCCTTCATCAGAATCTCAAAGGCGCGTGCCGGGTCACGCTCACAGGCCTCCATATCCTCTTTAGAGATCCCGAAGTCCTCAGGCTTGAATTCGCGGACCATCTCTTCGGCGAGTTTCGCCAACTTCCCCTTGAGGAATTTCTCCGGGAAGGGGGGGAGTGCATCACCCTTTGTTCCGAAAATGGAGGAGAATGTATCGGAGAGTTTGTTGAAGTCGATGTTACTCATGGAGGCTCTCGCCTCGCGCATCACGCGATCGGCCCACTCCTTCGTAAATGTCTCGGAATCTGCGTCGCCACCCTGAAAGGCCACGCAGAGATTCATAATGGAAACATACTCGAAAATGATCGTGCGGGTTTTCTTGCTGGTGGTCTCCCACATCGCCGGAGTTAACTCGACGCCCGGAAGGACGGTGCCAGGAGTTTTCGTCAGATCGCTCTGGGTAAGGCTGTGCGTTTTGGAGAACACTTCGGCCTTGTACTTGGCGACCCGATCGGTCGCCGGAATTGCGAGAGCGGTATCTAGGGCCTCTTTGAGTTCCGGATAGGTATTCTGCAGGTCTGCGGCGAACTCGTCGTATTTCTTTACAAACATGTCGGAAGTCTCAGCCGTGTTCATTCTTACTATATCTAGGAAGAATGATTACGGCGTATTTACCGCAAAGTACTTAATTTAAGTACTTTGCTCTGATGGCTAGAACGAAAAGATTAAGTCACTCCAATATCATAAGGCCACTCTGTGGCCTTATCTATGGGGAGTACTTAACTTTAGTACTAGACGTTAGCGCGATGATCCTCAGGCATTTAGTCCTTTCGTCTGCGGCTGTGTTTGCGACTCTTTTTGGCTTGTTTACGGTGTTTGCGTGTTTTGCGTTTCCCGCCGTATCCATAGCCATATGGCGGTAACTCACGGTACGGGCGAGAATTGTAGGGAGAAATGTATTCATCATAAGGTGGTGAGCGAACACCGTATCCTCTACTCATCCTCATAGGGAGATAATTCCTACCATAATAATCCATATCTATTCCTGTATCACATTTTCTCTCAAAAGGGCAATTTCGCATCCCGAGCCCGCTGACAAAGAACACACAGGACGTGCAGATACTGCCAAATGACATTCTGATTGTCGGTCGTCATCGTATTCCAGTGCTTATCAAAAATCCCTAGAGCCGAAGAGATGTCGTTGTATTGTGTGAGAATCTTTTTCCGCGCGTACTCCACCAACCTCTCCTCATCCTTCCTCTGGATCACCTCGCTCAGATCCTTACACACATTCTCATAAAAGAGATCCATAACCAGTTTCGGATTGATGAGTTTCGCCCCGCGAATCGCCTCCAGACTCATCTTGATTTCACGCTCCTCGGGATAGGACTCCACGAGCTGCTCGAAAAACCGGACAAGCTGTGTATTGAAGGCTCCAAGCACGGACATTCCTCTTACTGTAGTATCGTATGGAGAACTTTAGATGGCCCTAGGAATCCCACGCGGCGTCCCTGTATCACGCTCGCGCTGATAGGCCTCCATCTGTTTATCAAACAGCTCCTCCTTCTTCGACTTCTTCCGACCGGATTCATTGACCGTATTGTATGAATTCTGGGAACGGTCCCCAACGGCCGCCCCACCATTCAAAAAAGAGAATGAGCCGGGTATACTTTCCCCTCCGTTTCCTTGCGTAGAAGTATCCACGTCAACTCCACTGTAGCCGAACCCCTTCGAGAAGCTCGACTGCTCCTGCATGCTCCAGGGATCCGGTTCACCCCCAGCAGCTGCAGAAGGAGCCTGTGCCCCACCCCCACTCTTCCCCACGTTCTGGGTCTCCATCATCTTCTTCTCGTAGAGCCAATTCATTACATCCGAGTCCGTCTTGGGTTCCGGATCACCCGCCAGGACCAGTGTCGGGACCTTCTTAAGCCATCCGGGAATAGGCGGACGAGCCGGCGACGGATCCACACAGATAAAGTGAAATAGCCCCTTCCATGGAGTTCTCCCAAGTTCGGTTATGAAGGCCCTCGACCACTGGCAGCGATTGCTATAGTAGCAAATATGTATAGGCTTTCCGGACATTCTCCCTACTATTAAATATGAACGGTGATTCACGGGATTTTTGAACGCAGATAACGGCATGTGCCAAAGTTAGGTACACCCTAGGGGTGTACCTAACTTAGCCTACATGCCTACAGTAGTGATGTAGGCATAGATTAAATACTCCTTACGGAGTATTTAATCCGGCACATCACGGTAACCCCGCCAACCTAAAATTGATCCACATCAAACCTGGAGAGTAGAATAGAATGTCACAGGTAAAATCAAAATTCGTGATTCGCCGTCCTGGTGGTACTGCC